ATACGAAACTAACGGAGAGGGGCTACCAAGCGAGAGTATGGACGGCTCAGTATCCTACGCTAGATGAAGCACGTAAAAACTACGGAGATACATTAGCACCTTTTGTTAAAGATAATATAAACGAAGAGACAGTAGGTACATCTACAGAACCCCTACGGTTCACTGATCTCGACCTAGAGGAACGTAAGATGAGCTACGGTCGTACCGGATACGCTCTACAGTTCATGCTTAATCCGAAGCTATCGGATGCTGATAGATACCCACTAAAGATAAACGATCTGATAATATCTGATGTGGATGTAGACCTAGCTCCTGAAAAGATCGTGTGGTCCTCTGACCCGGATAATACGGATCGTGACCTCCCAAATGTCGGATTAGCGGGGGATCGATTTAGGAGACCCTCTTCCACTGTAGGTGATATGATACCGTACAGCGGGTCTGTGTTATCTATTGACCCATCAGGACGGGGTAAGGACGAGACAGGGTACGCTGTGGTTAAGATGCTTAACGGACAGTTGTACGTACCTGATGCTGGTGGTATAAAAGGTGGTTACGATGAGAAGACACTTAAACAACTGGTAGCTATAGCAAAAGATAACAAAGTTAATATCGTTGTTATAGAGTCTAACTTTGGAGACGGTATGTTTATGGAGCTGATTAAACCTTTGTTTCGTACCACTTACCCTGTAACCATAGAAGAAGTTAGACATAACAAACAAAAGGAGCTACGTATCGTTGATGTAATGGAACCTGTACTTAACGCTCATAGACTTGTTGTAGATCCTAAAGTTATAACAAATGATTACAGGTCAGCTTTGACGTACCCCATAGAACAACAAACCAGATATATGTTAATGTATCAGCTATCACGGATAACAAGAGATAAAGGATCACTGGTACACGATGACCGTCTTGACGCACTATCAATCGCTGTTGGTTATTGGACGCAGCAGATGGCTGCTAATGCTGACCAATCGATGGTTGATAGACAACAAGAACTTCTTCATAAGGAACTACAAGACTTCACCGATAGCTTCCATAAAAGAAGCAACAGCTCTAAAGCGGTCCTTTGGATGTAGTCGTCGTTATCACTCCTCATCGCTATTGCTCGCTTCGCTCATCAATAGCTCTATATAACAAACCTCTTATCGTTATAACAAACCTTCTATAGTATCTGTTATATAAGGTGATGACGTAGTTAGTTTAAATACATAAGTAGCTATACCTTGTAATCCTAAAGTTAAAGTTTAGATTTTCAAGGTTTACGTGTAAACACACCTATCCTTAAAAACTTATTTAAAGATCACGTTATCAATCTGTTAGTTTTAGAGATGTTAGCGAAAGAACGGATGTATGAGCTAACTAAACAACTGGTATATTGATCTGATGGAAGCTGTAGCGTTTGTAAGGTTTACCTTTGTTAAAAGGAACTACTACAACTAGCGTCAGCTGATGTAACCTCTTAGTAGGTATTGCTTATCTTCTTATCTATATACCTCTTAATATGAGACGTTTTAAACGAAGTTACAACGACTATCTAAATCTCATTAGTATAAAAAGTAACAGCCGAAGGGAGTATGTAAAGCATAAAAGTTAAAGATGTAGTGTTTAAGCGGTACACAGCGGGTGTCTCAAAACTGTCTCAATAACATCTCACATTTAACTAGTAAACAGCTTTGTTATAAAGTAGTATAGCTACTGTGATGAACATCAACGATCAAACAGATACGTTCCAGTACGAACTAGCCAAGCTTATATATAGGTTCAAGAGCGAATACGATATTAACGATTACACGATAGCCGGATGCTTGGACTTCGCTAAACTGTCTGTATTGACGGAAACAGATGATGTTATATTTAACCCAGATTTAGCCGATGAAGAAGACACCGAAGACGACGACAACAACATTACCTTCTAGTAGCTCCGCTCCTAACGCACCTGCTTCGACAGCTGCTATTAACGTAGATCCAACCCTGCCAATCATTCGTATCGTCTCTGAAGAAGAAGAGATGCACGTAAAGATGGAACTGGAGATGGAAGACAGTACGCACGATATGCTTGTTAAATGGGGCAAAGAGGTAGCGACCGACGAGGATTATATCAATATCGCTATTACGGACGGTATAAAGCACGTTATATCAAGCGATAAGTAGCACTTTGCTACAGCTGTTCGAAAGGTTTCGTTGGAAAAATGTGAAAGCCTTACGCTATATACGGGCGAAGTTTATTTGACCCCATGTACCCGCAAGATTCTTATAGGGGAGGGTATGTTATTTCGTACTATATGTATTATGTCTAATTAGTTTTGTTGACTATCAAGGACTTATGGAAACTTAAGAGCTTTCAATCAGTTTTACACGAGTAAAGCACATCAGTAAAGCTTGCCAGTTGCCAGTTCTTGATCGATCAAAGCTTGGTTCTTAATTGATAATTGATTCTCATTAGTCGTTTGTATATTTTTCTTTTTTTCGCGTTCCACTTTCGATCATAAACGATCATCAAACGATCAAAAGCGATCACAAACGATCATTAGTATTTCTGCTGATCTAGTCATTAGTCGAACTTATAACACCTATTAGATTTATAGGTAATTTACTTAGGTATGCATTTTGTTATCGAGATTACTTTTTTCTGTGCTAATAGGTAAAGTATCGGTAGCAATTCCGCTATCGATCAAACCAAACTTATAGAATGAAAAACACTATTAAAACTATGCTTAATGAAAAGGACATGCTTATACTTACACAAGCTTTGCACGATTTAGCTGAGTACGAAGACATAACCCACGCTGAAAGTAAAAAGCTATTAGCTAAAATAAAAGATATTAATTACGCTGTTGTAACTAAAGTTCTGAAAGAGTCTGACTCGGTTATTCCTGAAGTATTACTTTAAATCAAACAATCAAAACCAATAAACACCAATATTATGAAATCAAAACTCTATTCGGTAGACTTTAAAAACTTATACTTCGTTGCTAATGAGGGCGAAGATATAGCGACTAAAATTCACGAGTTACTTACAGCTGTTCATTGCAACGATCTCGTTGAGGATGTAACTGAAGTTTCAAAAAAGCTTGTCAATCTTGTCGATATCATTAACGAAGACGAAATTGAGGACTAACCAATAACACCAAAAATACTATAACAATGAAAACTTATTTCAAAGATATACCTACTGATTCTAGCTTTTATTTTGGCGGCAACCAATGGATTAAAAAAAGTACAAGAACTGCAAAAATATTAAAACCGATAGAATACGGTGAACGCTGGTTTTATTTTAGTAAAAACGATTTGTGTGAATATTAAACACCAAAAATATTATATCTTATGACAACACGAATCTTATTAGAAAAACAACAGCACGAAATGTTTGGCAATAAATGGGTATCGATAAAAGCTTTCGATTCTTTAAATATTGCTAAACCCTCAATAATTACACGGAACGGAACAAAGTTTCTAAGTAAAGACATAAACCTAGCAAAGACTATCTTGAAAGAAAGAATAGCTCTTTCCCTTTCCTAATCAAAACCAAAAACACTATATCATATGAAAACAACACTTGCACAAATACGCTTACTTATTGACGAGCTAAACAAACAACTGGACAGACCGCTAAAGCCATACATCAAAGAAAATGGCAAGCTTACCGCACAAATAGGAAACTTTCACCTTTACCAAGCTTACGGGGCTTTTGGATTGCATGAAATGGTAAATGAAGGCGGTGGAGTTCGTGAAACTATCGCACTTGGTACAAAGAAAGAATTATACACCGCTTTGCACAAACTTATCCAAGGCGTAGAACTTGCAACCGCTTAAGAAAATGAACCAACAACAACTTGAAAAATATCTTACCTCTTACAATAACCGCATGCGTGATCGTTTTAATCGTAACAATGGCGAAGAGTTTTTGTTATCAAAGCGTGAGGGTAGAGAACTTGCACGGCAAGCTTACAAACGCATGGCTAACTACTCGCCCGAATTGAAACAACGATTAAAAGAATACAAGGAAAGGGTAAACAACGCATGAAACCAATAAAAGTTATCAATCGCATACCATCACCATCCGACATGCTCGACAAAGAGCTCGACAAGCTTTTCAATCCAAAGTTAAACAAGTTCCTTAGCCTATCGTTTGTTTGCATATGTGCCTCTGGCTGGCTTTTAATCTTGTTTGCTATCTTTTCAAGTTAATCCTTAAATCTATACCATAAAATGAATAACACAGACCAAAAAATCAAATTAATCCAAGCTTCTATCTTTTCAATTCTTGAAGATTATTTACCTAGTTATGATGAAGCAGGTGAAAGTGAATCTATACAAATGACCTTTAGCACTTGCGATAATCTTGAAGAGTTAAACTTTCAATCTGGTGACAACTCTTTCTCTGGGGCTTGTTACTTTCACAAACACTGGGCTGTAACTGAACTTTCTGCTTATCATGACATTGAAGAGTTATCTATTGATCTTGCTGAACAGCTTGCCGATTGTGTACTTAAACAAGCTTAACCTTACCTGACCATATAAATCAAAACCGATGAATACTTCAGAAAATACTGACCCAAAACTTTGCATAAAACAAGTGAACCATTACGAATCCTTGCAACCTATGGCATACGATGTTTACAAAGTTTCCATTGAATGCTTGGAACGCTCTTTTGATATGGCTTGCAATGAATTAAAAGCGTACCCAAAAGGAAACCTTGGATTGACCTTGGATTCTTCAAAGGATAAACGCTGGCATGAGCTACGCAAGGTAAAGGACATTTATCAAGGGGGCATTAGGAAACTCAATAGAATGGCTCCTAAATCTTACCTGTTGAAAAGACGGGAAGAAAGACGGGCACAAAAGCTTGCAAACTAACCGACTAACCTTACCTGACCATGACAAAAACCGAATTTATACTTATTTGCAACGAATACTTAATCGAACCAAGCTTAGCACTTGAAAACGAAAATATCTTGCAAGCTTTAAGAGACCGAAAATCGATTGAGACAATCAAGACAATATTAGAAACCGAATTTTAAACCTTACCTGACCATGAAATTAAAATACTTACTTATAGGTGCAAACCATAACCATAATGATATCGTCAAAATCTACAAAGAAAATGAACCTGAAGAAACTATTTTGAATCTTCTAAAAGAGTACCTGACTCGGCAAGAATGGTTTGAAGAATACTCAGGGAACCATCAACTCATAGAGGAATATCCTGATGAATTTGACCGCATCGACTGGTTTCTATCTGAAAGTAAAGATACTTACCTGACCTTAGAATACACCGAACTTTTATGAGCGTTACCATATACTTAACCGATCGTGAATAAACAAATTAAAGAGGGTGATCTCGTCACATATCGAAACGATTTAGGGGACAAATTAAAAGGCAAAGTTGTATTGATTTTTACATCTCTACAGGGCAACCAATGCGTCCACATAGATAACTTTTACCTGACCAAACTATTAACCGAGGTAGAACTATGTCAGTGACAATATACCTAACCGACCATAACGGCAGAAAGGTTGCGTTCTTCTATCGAATCGACAGCGAGCGATACCTTACCTGTCCACAGCTTATATGGGCTTGTCGTCAACATCCTGAGTATCAAGGCACAGCGGAATCAAAGGAGCACTTCATAGAACAAGCAAAGGATGTTATGCGTGAGCTTAACCGATCCTTACCTGTTCGTAAAAAATGCAAAGAGTGCGATAATGACTTGCACTTGCGTGAAAACGAATCCAATCTGTGCGATACATGCAATCCGATAACAAATTAACCGACCAAGATTTCCTAGATATGAACGACCTATGTGACGATAGCCTTGAAGCTTTGATACAGCATTACCTGTTTTTGAAGCATAAATCGCCCGACAACATAACTGTCCGTGAACGACTGCTTGAGCTAGAGCGTGAGCAATTTAACAGGGAGCTGAAGGCGGACGCTGAGAGCAAAGCGAATAATAGGGAGAAAGAACAACAAGAAACCAATGATAACTGAAGGAGAATATATACTTATGACTATGATGACACTATTTTGCGTAGCACTGGTGGCAATAATCTTTACCTGTTGGATGTACCGTGATTAATACAGGATTATTTACCCGAACAAAATACAACAACGATATGAACG